AAAAGGTACGCTACTGACCCCTTTTTAACGTTTCCCAACGCACTTTTAACAGTTATAAACACTTTGTGGCACGCTTTTTGCTATGGGTCGCAATTACCAAAATTTAACACATTGCACCCGACTTTGGCACGGTTTTTGTTATGCGTGTGCGCCCGTGAAATTGTTTCACGTGGAACACTGCCACACCGACACACAAAATAAAATGTTTCACGTGGAACACACTGTTAAACAAAGTTAAAAGAATAATTTAACACAAAATAACACGCCAACCGCTTGCGTATCGAAATAATTGCGTAAATTTGCACCGTGTTAAACAATTAAATACTTATCAAAATGAAAACAACAGATTTAATTTATCAAAATCAAAAAGTGTTGAACGCATTGCAAGAAATGTTATTGCAAAGTAAGAAACACATTGACTTTTTGGCGGCAAATGCACCCGAAATCCGTGCAAGTTTGGAAAGCATCGCCGAAAGCCTGCAAACGGGTGTTGGTATTTTGGAAAATCAAATCGTGTTTAACCGTGATACACTCATCAAGTTTGCGAAAGAATGTGCCTGCAAAAATCAAGCATACGACTTTATAGCGGCTGAAAAACTTATCGGGCGTTTCAAAACCTTTTGCGAATGTTACCCCACAAACTTGTATATCGGTTTAACGGGTGTGGATATTATGCAGGACAAATAACAATCAGCACGGCACAAAGAAAGGCGGTAACAATCAAGTTGCCGTCTTTCTTTTTATCCTGCCTTGCAGTTACTCAATATAAACGCCGTCAGACAAAGCCGTGTATATCATTTCCTGCTCTTCTGCAAGCATTTCGGCGGTGTGTATGGGTGTAACATCATCGAACACGTTAAACCCTCTGAAATCGCCTAAAATGCCCGTTTGTCGGTCGGTGTTTCGCCCGTTGCTTGCGCTCTCGTACCACTTGCAGTAAATGTAAGGTTCTAACCCGTAATATAACATTTCGTTCCAATCATCGCCGCCAACGGTTTTAACTTGGGTGCTTGGTGAAAGGTATATTATTTCGCTGCTTGGCTCTGTTTCCTCAACTTGGAAAATAACCCCGTTGCAGGACAAAAGCGCAACCCCGTTGCCCGTTACCACATTTATAACGTACTGCAAAGCAATCGTTTTCCCTGCATAATCGTTATTGAGGTTTACAAACCCTGCAAACGGCAAGAAAATTTGTATTTCGCTTTCGTAGTCGGTGTTATCCTCATTGTGCGCTGGTACAACTGCCGTGCCGAAATCAAGCGTTATTTTGTCTTGCGCTGGCTGGTGGCAAGATACGCCCGTGTTGTAGTTGCCGCATCGTATTACATCGGTGCTGCTTGCCCCTATGTTGGTGTAAACACGGCGTATTCTGTTCACGTATGCGCCCAAATCTATGTTTTCGTATATAGGTGCTCCCGTGCTTGGGTCTGTGCCCGTTTCCTTGAAAAACCGTTTGCCGCTAAACTCTGCCAACTCGTCAAGCGTTACCAAATACACGTTTATTGCGCCGTACTGCTCGCCTACAACTGCCACGGGGTACGCACTACCAATAACTGCAAAATCGCCCCAATTAGTGTTTACTTGTATGCTTCCCGTTGCCGTCTTTTTATCGCTTGAAATCGTAAGGTCTTGCGTTTGAGGGTAGCCGCTTGCGTTCTCGTAGTAGAATTGCGGTGTACTTTTTTCGGTGTCAAATTCTGTACCATCGTTTGCCGTTAATGTAACATTTACCGTTTCCCCGTCTTTCACATATTGAGGCAAGTCCTCGTTAGCGGTGCAATTTGATAGGTTTGTAGAAATTTCTACCACATAATCGTAACTTCCCGTAAGCGTTACGGGCTTTGTCGGGTCTATGTCGGTAACGGTTAGCGTTGCTTGTTGGCTGTATTCCAAATCCTGCACCACAAACGGCGTTTTGGTCGCTGTTCCTGCCTTGTTCGTGTAACTCGCTTTGAGGTCAAAGAAACGCACTTTGTTCGGGCTGTATTGCCCCGTAACGGTGAAAGTTGCCGTTTCCCCGTCAAACGTATGTTGTTCGGTTACGCCGCTGCCCGTTATGTTGTTCGTAACGTTAAGTTCGGGTGTTCCCTCGCTGGCTGTCGTACCCGTAAGCGTGAAACTCTCGCCCGTGTCGGCATCGTCATACTCCCAACTTGCAGTTTTACCGTCTGGCGAAATTGTCAAGTCCTTTGTATCGGGGTAGCCGTAACCGTCCGTAAACTCAACTTGCGCCGCCGTTATCTTGTAACCCTCGTTTGCCGTTACTTGTATGCTCGCATCAGAATAACTGCTGCCCTTTGTTCCCGTTGCGGTCGTGTTCGGTATGTTGTTTATAACTTTCAAATCGTTTTCGCTTCGGGTGTTTCCCGTGATAGTTATTTCCGTGTCTGCATCGGTGTCGGACAACTCACCAAATGCCCAAACCTTTGCGCCGTTTTGCTCCAAAACAACGCTTTTCAGGTAGCCGCTTGTGTTGTTATAAACCGCCTTAATATCGCCTGCAAACAAATAACCGTCATTCGTTCTTACGTTTATATCCCAATAACCGCCGCTTGCGTTCCACTGGCTGTTATCATCGTGTGCGTTAGGTATATTTACAATTACTGCCATACTCTTTTAATTTTCGGTTGTTCCTTTCAAAGTTACCATAATGATACCCCCGTTTTCATTCAAAAGCCCCGTTTCAGCAAACGGCACTTTCTCGAAATTCGGGGTGCGCTTGTAAACCGTGTCACGGTTTGAAATATACGGGTCGGGGTTGTCGCTTTCAGTCACTCGCCCCGTTGCCGCCAAAATTTCGCTTTCGTAGGTTTTCAGCACATCAACACGCAACGAAAGTTCGTAGGCGTTGTTTCCCTCAAAACTTACCCTTTCCACGAAATAATACCGCCCCAAATCGGGAATATAACAATAATTGAAAGTCGGTCGGGGCTGCTTTCGTAGTGTGACGGTCGGGCGCAACACATCGAAAGTTTGCCGCAAATCGCCCTCAATCGCCGTAAACTCGCCCAACTGCTTGTTTACCGTGTTGGGGTGTCCGTTGTATGAATAAAAGTTTATCGTTGTCATATCTGCAAAGAAAAAAGCGGTGCGGTGCGCTTTCACCTGCACCCACACCGCCCAAAGTTAAACAATCTAATACCTATTGAGTTACTCAATAAAGAATACTACAAAGTTTTCGTTTGTATCGTTGAAATATCCGGCGTCAAACTTGTAATAGTTGTTGAAAAACTCGGCTTTTGCGTTGTAGTTCGTTGTTACCCGTCTGTCAAGATTGCAAACGCCCAACGCATCACGGTCGAACATTACACCCAACACGCCCGAAATTTCAACGGCTTTGCCGCCGCTTTCCTTGATATTAATGTTGCCCGTGTTGGCAAACTCGTAGTTCTGTCCGCTTCCCTGCCAAAAAGGTACGGTTTCGGCTTGCGGCAAAAGTACATCACCACGGTTAAACGTGTCTGAATAAAGATAGGTTTGCGCTGACTTTGCAAAGTCGGACAAAAGTACAACGTGTAACATATCTTTCGGCGTAAATCTTTCCTTGCCGCCAACATTGAACACGGTCGAAATGCTTTGCAGGCGGTCGGCGTATGTTCCCATAACGTAGGACGCAAAGCGGATAAAATCGGGGTCGGTTATCGCCTTTGCAGCGGTTAATTTTGTGCTTGCGCCCGTCTTATCGTTGTACAACTTCAAAAGGTTTACACAACGTGCCGTGCTTGCGCTTGCAAGGTCTGCCCCTGCCATATCACCTGCCGCCGTTGCTCCAAACGCTTTCGCATCAGCCAAAAAGGTTTCCGCAATCATATTGTTAATTGTGCGCATAATCAGCGCATCGGCTTTGATAGTCATTGACTTTTCAACGGCTGCATAAATCATCGAAATAAATCCGTTGAGTTGTGCGGCGTTGCTAAAACTTTCCTTAACCTGCCTTTCTGTGATTGATACCGGCACTTCAAACGTAACCTTTGAGTTGAAAAACTTTGCGGTAACGGTCGGTTTGTGGAAAACATCTTGGTCATAACTCTGTCCGTCTGTCAAGTTCCACGTATCGTTTTCTTCTGCTTCGGGAACATCGGCACTTATTTTTTCCAGCACGCTGCCAAACTCCCACGCATCCATAAGTACGGACGGCACTTTGCCCGCATAAGGTCGGTTTACGAAAATCACCTTGCCGATATGATTTACAAGTGATTTAACGTAATTATCAACGGCACTTTGATTGAACACTTCTTTACCCAAATCAACAATGCCCGTCAAGTCCTCGGTTACAATGTCAGTACGCCCCAACACTTCACCCGATACGCTGTTAATAAGCGTGTAAATCTGTTTTACTTCCATATTGCTAAAAATTAAAATTAGTTATTCGTAAATACTCGTTGTTAATTCTCTTACAAGTGCAAAGATAATGTTTTTTCTCCAATTATCACGCCTTAACTGCAATTCTTTTGCAATTTCACTTGAAATTGATTTGCTTGCGCCCGTTCCTTTGCTGGTTTCGGTTGTTTGGCGTTCCTCTGTGCGGTTTCTCTCATCGGCGGCGGTCTTTCGGTCGCTGTCTGAAAAATCGGTGTCGTTGAAAGCCTTGTTTGCGCCCGTTTCGGTGTTGTCCGTGCTTTCCTGCAAAGTAACCGTTTCCGTGCGTTCAATTTCGCCCGTTACGGGTGTCAGTACATCGTAATCGGCTAACATCGCCGCCGCTTCACGTTCCCAACCTTGCACGTTTACCGCAATCACCGCCGAAACAACATCGCTTGCGTTGTCGCTGGTTATGCTGCTTACAACGGTCTTGCCGCCGTACATCAGTAAGGCGTAAGCGTCTAACTTTTCGGGTGCGGTATCGCCGAAAATTGCGGCGTACTCTGTCGGATATTCGGTCTTAAAAACGGTTGCGAATATGCCGTTACCCGTTGTAAATAGTTCGCTGTATTTCATTGCTTATCCTCTTTGTTTTCGTCTGTTTCCTCTGTTTCCTCTGTTTCCTCTGTTTCGGTATCGTTACCGTCCGTTTCCGTTTCCGTTTCTTTCGTTTCCTCTGTTTCCTCTGTTTCCGTGTCGTTTCCGTCTGTTTCGGTGTCGTTTCCGTCCGTTTCGGTTGTTTCCTCTGTCGGGTCGGGTTCGTCTGTCGGGTCGGGGTTTTCCTTTGCCGTTTCCAAATCAGCCGCCAAAGCGTTGTAATTATCCCTTTCCAAACCCCAACTGCTTGCAAGTTTAACCGAAATTTCGGTGTCAAACATTGCGTTAATCTTTTCAACTGCATTTTGTCTTTCTTTTAGCATATTATCCACATACGGCAAAAGTACGTCCACATTCATTGATACCTCGCCCAAATTCAGCCGTTCACGCTTCATATTATAATTTGCGTTTAACCCCAATTCGTTGTACATACTCGCTTTGTAGTATTGCACCAACTCAATAAGTTGCGTAATGTACACGCTGTTTGTTGTCGGGGCGGTCTGCATATTTACTCCTTTGAAAAATGCGTTTTCGCCGATAATTGAAAACTCGCCGTCTTGTATCTTGCGCAAAAACTCTTCGGCACTCTGTTTTGTCTTGTCATCGCTGGCACTTATAAGCATCGTGATACGGGTTAAAATGCTGGCGGTGTTCAACGAAATAAGCCCGTCAGTATATAAAACCGCATAACGCCCAATCAGCGGCAAAAGACTTTCGCCGTTGCTGTCATTCTCAATCAAAACCCCGTCTTTCTGTATATCGTAGGTTTTGTTTAACTTTAATGCAGGGTTCGCCACGGTGTAAAGCGTTGCCCGTCCGTAAACATCGGGTTCGCCGCCCTTGCCGCCAGATAGCGCATACAAAACCCCGTCCACGCTGGTAACAAAAGCGTTGCCCGTTGTCTGCAAAAGCCGCTCCAATTCTTTTTGCGGTATGCTTTCGGGCAAACCCTCGTACTCAAACATACTTTGAGTTTTCGCCAACGTGTTCGCCATAAATTCAGTTACGGCGGTGTCTTTGTCCCGTATTTGTTGCTGGTACAACTTGTAAATGTTATCTTTCCTTTTCATTTGTCAAAACTTTAATTAGGGTTGTAAGTTCGGCTAACACTTTCGTATTTTCCGCAATCGTGTCTTTTAGGTGTTCCGTTTCTTCTTGGTGCGCCTGCCCTTGTTTCACCATATACCAAAACAACGCCCCACACATCACAATAGGAAAACCCAAACTTGAAATGATTTGAATAATAGTATTTGCGTCCATATCGTTATTATTTAGTTACTACTTGCAAAGATAGACATTTTATTTGTAAAACGGTCGGTTTGGCACGAAATTTGCACCAAACCGCCCGTAATTTTCATTTCAACGAAACTATGTTTGTCTTTGCGCTCGTAATTAAATAATTGCGCACAATTTCGCCTACTTCGTTGTCTTGGTAGAAAACTTTGTCTATTGCGAAAAACCGTGCGACTTGCTGTTCAACGTAACTTGCCGTACTTAACAACTTGCGTTTGTAGTTCGGTTTGCCGTTCATTTCAAGCGAATAAATAAGGCTGTTTTCCTCATCTTTTATCGGGGTTGTTTTGGCGTGTATGTACGTAAAACATTCGTTGCCTACTTGGATAATGTTACCCTGCAAAACAACATCGTTAAATTTAATGTAGTACACAAACAACACGTCTTGCGGCTTGTACTTGCACGGCAAATGCGGATAAACGGCAAGTTCCCATTTGCCGCCCGTTATCATCTGCAAATTTTGATTGTCGAAACAAAAGTATTTGTTGCTGGCTTTGTGTTGTACCGTGCTACTGCAATACTCAACCGCCACTATTGCGCCGTGTTCGCCAAAGCGGTATATATCAATCGTGCCCTGCTCCATAAACGGCACTTGCTTCAACCCCATTTCGGTAAAATACGGGCAAAACTTGTTTACGGTGTTCCCCAACATGAAAACCTTAACATCGTTGCGCTGGCGTATTATCGTGCTTAAAAGGTTCATAAACAACATAAACTCATCGGGCAAATAATACCGCCGTGTCAGAAACTCATCAAACACAATCGTTGTAACATTCGGGTAACTGCTGCTTTTTTCGTGTTCCTGCTCCGAAAGACAAAACCCGTAACAAAACGGGGTTGTGTCGGGTGTCCGCTTGTTTTTCTCTGCATCGTAGTACGACAAAAACCACTTGTTAGACATATAGAACACTTCATTAAATTTGCCCTCTGTCAGTTCCTCAATAAGCCCGTTTGCGGTGTGATTTGCAAACAGACTTTCGGCACGTTTGCCCCGTAAATCCTCACGCCAACGGCGTATATATGCCATTTGCTTGCCCGTCTTGACATAGTTTTCCAAACCATATTTTAAGGCTGCATAAGTCTTGCCGTTTGACCTTTCGCCAAATATAACATTATAATCGGCGTTCTTACTTAAAATCGCTTTCAGGTCGTAAAATTTCGGCTTTTCTGCCATTGTCTTTCTTGTAGTCATAATCTTGTTATTTTAGTCCTTAAATTTGATACCTCGCAAATAATTTATATACATAACCGACAAAGATAGGCTGTACCCTGTCGGCTCTAAATGTACGCCCGTTCGTTCGTTGTAGTGCGCCGTGCTACCTTTGTAGTCGGTTATTTCGCCGCTTATCTCGTAGTCTATGTAAGTATGTATGTTTTTGCCCGTTGCTTGCGGCGGTATATCCAAATAATTGGTAAACGCATCGAATATCCCGTTTTCGCCGTACTTTTCAATAAGATACGGTATTGCGGCTTTCTTGTTTACGCCCGAAACGGTTAAACTGAAATCGTATGCCCGTCCGCCTGCTTTGAGTGCGTTCGGTTCTTGCACCATGTAGCGTTTTGCGCCCAAAGTCTTAAACCTCGTATATGTACCTTCAAAATCCCACACGCCCAAAGTCTTTGTTATACCTTTTATCGTTTGCGGCTCGCAAATCGAAAACGGCAAACCGTGATATTTGCAGGCGGCACGCAATTTCATTTGCACCTGCATATTATAAGCCTTGAAATACACTTCATGCGCCTTGCCGTTCATTATCTTAATGCTGTCGGTGTCGCTGTATATGTAATCGTCTTTCGCTTCATGTATGCCCGTGAAAAGGTTGCGCCGTGCGTATGCGGTTACAAAGATACCCCACGGGTAAAACAAGAAACGGTTTTTGCTGGTGTTGCACTTATATAACAGTTCCTGCTTTTGTTCGGGCGACATTGCGTTAATATCCCATTCGCCGTTATATGTAAACTCATCACGCAACGGGTTTGTTACACTCATACCGTAACAACTGTTTAACATTTCCTTGCTGTTAAGATATTCCACTTCTTTGCCCTCAACCCCTTTTAATTTCGTCTTGCTTTCGTACAAATGCAGGATAGATTTTACAAACGGTGTCGGCAAATAGTCTTTCTTGTAACAATACATTTCGCCCACACGCATACTTTGCCATGAATAAAAGTTTTTGATTATATTAAAATCCACGTCCGTAATTGTCAGCGCAATTTTTGCAGCCGCCACAATACGCCCGTTATTCTCGCACGGGTTTTCCTTAACAAAACATTTGCTTGCGCTTATCGGGTTGTCTTGCGTTTCGCTGGCAAATATGTTGGTAAACTCAACATCGAACACGCAACAATACTTTGATATTAAAAACTCAAATTGTGCCATGCTCTTAACCGTGATTGCAACGCCTTGCGACATCGGGTATTTTTCCGCTATCATTACATACGGGTAACTGCTTGTAAAGTCGTAACTATCCACGTTATACATTATTTCGTCTGTATATTCGGCGTTTGCGTGTGTAAAGCCGCCTGCAAACGCACGTTGCAGCATATTAAATTCGTTCATACCCGTAATTTGTAGTTCCTGCATCAAGTTCACGTAATCCCAATTCGGCACGGTCTTTCCTGCATCGCTCTTTTCACGCAAACAGTGCGCACGGCAATACTTGCGCACAAACCCCGTCTTTGTTATCGGTATGTGCGTTATCCCTTTGCTTTCCTCGATACGTTCTTGTATGTAGCACATCACTACTTTAATATCGTTTATGCAATAGTGTATTTCCGCATCAGTTAGCGGCGTTTCGCTGTGCCTTATTTGCTGGTAGTCCAAATCGCCGACGGCTTTTTCACACTTGTATTTCATAAGTTGTTCGCCCAACTTTGCAAGCGAATAACCCGAAAGCAAGTAACTGCAACGAAACTCTATGTTACCCGTTGTTATTGCGTATATCGGTTTACGTAAATCAATACTGAAAACCCGTTGCCACTCAAACCACTTGCGCAAAAACTGAAATTCGTATGAAAGGTTATGCACATACACAATAAGGCGCAATTTGTCGGATAACTGCAAAACCTCGCTTACTGTCTGCATCATCGCAACAAACTCGCCCCACGTGCGCCCCATTATCGTATATCCGTTTATGCCAAACTGCCAAACGTACATTATAGCGGCTTTTTCTAATTTCGCCTTGCGCCCGTTGCTGTCCTGCATACGCTGCACTTGCTCGTATGTGTATGCCCGTCCGTCCGTATCACGGTAAAAACTTGTTGTTTCAATATCAAACGCACACGGTATATTATAAAACCGCTCGCCCTTGCTGTTTCCTATAATGTTCTTTTCGTTTACGGCACGTTGCAGGACATCGGCAATATCGTTCGGGCTGTTTATTCTTTCTTGTAACTCAAAAGGTATTTTTTTCATAATCCAAACTTGCCAAAGTTGCGCAAAATGCGCTCTATATCGTTTTGCATATCTTCCATTGCGTCCGCAACCTCATTCGCTTGCCGCTCTATTTCCGCATCAATCGCCCGTGATATGCTTTGCGCTTCGCTTTCTATTTGGGTGCTTATATCGCTTGCGCTTTGCTCCATTTCGCCCGTGAAATCCTTGTAGCGCATCAAATAACGCTCCACAAAATCACTATCTGAAACGCTGTTTAACTTGCCTTGCAAGTTCCTCGCCATAAGGTTGTACTCATCGGGTGTTAGGTCGTACATACGTTGCAGGTGTTGCTCGTACTGCCTTGCGCCTTGCGCCGTGCTGGTGGGCTGGCGTAAAAACGAAATCGCCTTGCCGTACTCAATTTTTAGGGTGTTCCAATCGCCTTTCATTGAAAACTTTGTAAAGCCTTGTATATCGCCCTTGTTTAACGCTTGCACGGCTGGCGAAAGTTGTCCGCTTTGCTCTATGTTCTGAATACGGCGGTTTGCCATTTGGAAAACCCTCGCAATCTCTTTTCGATATTCGGGGCTGCTTTCAACGGCTTGCAAAATCTCTTTTTTGATTTTCGCCCGTTGGGTTGCCCCGAAAACAGACTTTGTAAATTTAATCTTAAAACCTAACTTTGCCATAACGGTATTATATTAAATAGGGGTGCAATCTCTTACACCCCTACAAAGTTAAACATAACTTTCCAAACTCTTACAAGTCCACAAACGAAATAGAGTAACACTTCTTGCCGTGGCTCTCGTACTCGTAAATCGTGTACCCGACTTTGCCGTCTTTGATAGTTTGTACCGCCTCATCATCGGCAAGTATTTCACGTACTGTTTCGGCGGTGTGGCTTGGCAAGTTTACCAACCGTTTGTTTTCCTCATCAATAATTACGGGGCTGTCGCCCAACTGTGATTTGTGTACATAAAGCCCATTGATTTTGTGTACCACATCTTTGCCGCCCTCATTTTCAGAGTTGAAAATATCGGCTAACTTGGTGTACTGAAAATCGGTTGTATCAATACCGAAAGTTGTCTTGTTAAACTTACTTGCAAAACTTTTCATTGTAGTAACTCTTTTAATTGTTAAACTTGTTGTTAGTTGTTTTGTTCGGGGTTGTCTTGCGGCTTCAAGTCCATAAGCCACGCACGAAAGCGGTTTATTTTCATAACCGCCCTTTGATTGCGGCAAACTTCATTACACGCCATAAGGCTACCCAACGCCGACAAAGCGGCAAAACTAAACTCATCAAATGCGTTTCTTGTTTCGTTCATTGTAGTAAACTTTTAATTGTTAAACATAGACTTCTTAAATTTCAACGTGCCGTTGTGCTTAACTACCGTTGTATCGGTTGTTATTATAGTTGCCTTACCTCGCACCGTTGTACCCTTTGAAACGGTGCAACCCTGCAAAATTGCAGATAGAAACAACATTGCGCCACATACGGCGAAAATCATCACACACATTGCAACCTCTTTAATTGCTTGTTTCGGTTGCTCTCTGAAATGCTGTATTAACTCTTTCATATTTCAACTTGTTTAAGTAACACGTTGCAAAGATACAACTTTTTTCTAACATACAAGCATAAGCGCACAAATTATTTTCGTTTTAACTTTTATTAACTCTTGGTGTTGTGTTCCACGTGAAACATTTTATTTTGTGTGTCGGTGTGGCAGTGTTCCACGTGAAACAATTTCACGGGCGCACACGCATAACAAAAACCGTGCCAAAGTCGGGTGCAATGTGTTAAATTTTGGTAATTGCGACCCATAGCAAAAAGCGTGCCACAAAGTGTTTATAACTGTTAAAAGTGCGTTGGGAAACGTTAAAAAGGGGTCAGTAGCGTACCTTTT